GGTGAACACCGGCCGTGCGGTCGGAGAGTTGAATCACCCGGATGGTCCGACCGTAAACCTGGACAAAGTTTCGCATCGTATTACCGAACTCAAGTGGGACGGGAACAACGTTGTCGGAAAGGCACTGATACTGGACACGCCGATGGGTAAGATTGTGAAAGGCCTTATGGAAGGCGGCGTTCAGCTAGGTGTCTCAACTCGCGGTATGGGAAGTCTGAAGCAATCAAAGGATGGTATCATGGAGGTCGCAGAAGATTTTATTCTCGCCACTGTGGACATCGTCCAGGATCCTTCTGCCCCTGAGGCCTTTGTAAATGGCATCATGGAAGGCGTTGAATGGGTCTGGGACAATGGCATCCTGAAGGCTCAGCAAATTGAAAAGTACGAGACTGAAATTAAAAACGCATCTTCGAAGCGCCTCACTGAGGCTCAGCTGAAGGTCTGGAACGATTTCCTCTCAAAACTATAACCACTACATTATTGTAGTCATCACACAACATACATGTCAAAGAACAAGACAAAGCGTTCTATCGATCTAATCGAGGACATCACTGTTGAGGAACTACGTAAGGATGGGCTCGTTGAAGAGGTTGCAGTTTCTGACGGGACGCCATCCAAGAAAGATGAGACAGATGTTGCTACGGATGCCGTAAAGGCAGACGCAGAGACGAAGGCAAACATCGACGGTTCAGCTTCGAAGGAAGCTGATGCAGACGAACACGTTGGTTCCGGTCCCGGAGCTACCGTTCCTCCTTCTGCAGAAAACGACAAGGCGGTCGCAGCAACGAAGGCAGCAGCAAATGCTGCCCCAACAGCTGAGCCACCGAAGACGAAGGCCGGACTCATCAACGCAGTATACCAACAGCTGGCCACGATGAAGACAGAAGAACTGTCTAATGTCTATGCGACGCTGGTGAACCCAGCACTCCCACCGACGGCCGAGGAGCCATCTCCTCTGCAGACCGGTGACGATAGCACAGACAAGGGCATGAAGACAGAGGAAGACGAAGAGAAGCCAGAGCTACCAGCAGACACAACGAAGCCTGAAAAGGCTGACGATGAGGATGCCGGTGAAGATGAGGACGAAATCGAGGGCGAAGACGACGACAAGGCTGAAGACGAGACCACCAAGGAATCCCTTGAGGTCCTGATGAAGGCCGAGAAGTCCCTGTCCGAAGGTTTCCGCTCAAAGGCTACGGAGCTATTTGAGTCGGCGGTAAATGCCAAGGTTGCAGCTGAGATCTCTAAGATCGAGGAAAGCTTCGCGGCCCGTCTTGACGAGGAAGTTGCTACGGCAACGAAGGATCTCGCCGAGAAGGTCGACAGCTATCTTGACTACGTAGTCAAGACCTGGATGGAAGAGAACAAGGTTGCGATCGAAGCAGGTCTGCGCACGGAGATCGCTGAGAACTTCATCAATTCGCTGAAGAGCGTATTTGTGGAGTCCTACATCGAAGTTCCGGAAGGCAAGGAGAACCTGGTTGACACGCTCAACAAGGAAGTCTCCAAGCTCGAAGAGCAGCTGCTGAAGGCCACCGAGTCCAACATGAAGCTCAACGAATCAGTCAATGTCCTCCTGCGCAAGCAGATCATTGCTGAAGCTTCGTCAGACCTTGCTTCTACGGAAGCAGTAAAGCTAGATTCCCTGGTTGAAGACGTAGATTTCGAGAGCGCTGATACCTTCTCAAAGAAGGTTCAGACGATCAAGGAGTCCTACTTCCGCAAGCCAGTTTCAACCCCCAAGAAAGATACCGCAGTTGAATCTGCCATTCACGATGATTCTCAGCCAGAAGTTGAGATGACTCCTCTGATCGCCGCAGTTTCTTCCGCAATTTCCCGCACACTGAAGTCCTAAAGCTTCAACGTGCAATACACAAGTCAGGAGTAATAACCACAACATGTTCAACTCAGAAACATATCAGAAGAAGTGGGCTCCGATCCTTGAGCACAAGGATCTGCCCGCAATCAAGGACGGCTACCGCAAGGCAGTCACTTCCATCATCCTCGAGAACCAGGAAAAGGCCCTCCGCGAGGAGCGCGCCCAGTCCTCTTTCCAGCCCCTCACTGAGGTCGCTGCGAATGCCACCACCGGTGGTACAGGCAACCTGGCCAACTGGGATCCAATCCTCATCTCCCTCGTTCGTCGCTCGATGCCGAACCTGATCGCTTATGATATCGCTGGCGTTCAGCCAATGAGCGGTCCGACCGGCCTCATCTTCGCCATGAAGGCGAAGTACAGCACACAGGGTGGAACTGAAGCCCTCTTCAACGAAGCTGATGCCGATTTCTCTGGCACAGGCACGCACGGTGGCGATCCTTCGTCCCTCTCCTCTACCCTCGGTGGTAGCGGCGTTGACACCACACCAGCTGACGGCGTTTCCGACACGTTCGGCCTCGGTACTGGTATGACCACAGCTGCTGCTGAAGCTCTCGGTAACACCGGTGGAGCTTTCGGCGAAATGGCATTCTCCATCGAGAAGGCCACCGTCACAGCTCGTTCACGCGCCCTCAAGGCCGAATACACGATGGAACTCGCTCAGGACCTCAAGGCCGTTCACGGTCTCGATGCCGAGTCCGAGCTCGCCAACATCCTGTCGGCTGAGATCCTGGCTGAAATCAACCGCGAAGTCATCCGCACCATCAACGTCAAGGCCAAGCTCGGCGCTCAGACAGCCAATGTTGCTGTCAAGGGCAAGTTCGACCTCCTGGCTGACGCTGACGGCCGCTGGAATGTTGAGCGCTTCAAGGGCCTCCTGGTCCAGATCGAGCGCGAAGCTAACCAGATCGCCAAGGACACCCGTCGTGGTAAGGGCAACTTCATCCTCTGCTCGAGCGATGTTGCTACCGCCCTCTCCGCTGCCGGCGTTCTCGACTACGCTCCAGCCCTGGCCACCCAGCTCGAAGTTGACGACACCGGCAACACATTCGCTGGCGTTCTCAATGGCCGCATCAAGGTCTACATCGATCCATATGCCGTGGGTGACTACTGCACAGTTGGTTATCGTGGCACCAACCCATACGATGCTGGTATCTTCTACGCCCCATACGTCCCACTGACGATGGTCCGCGCAGTTGGCCAGGCTGACTTCCAGCCACGTATCGGGTTCAAGACCCGTTACGGCATGGTCGCTAACCCATTCGCTGAGGCCACTGGCGCAGCGGGCGTTGGCGCTCCT